AAAGGTCGCGATCTGTCCATACAAATCCAACATCACTTGTAATTTTTGATGGATTGCCAGCAATGCAAAATGGTTCTAGCGGAAGAGTTTTCGCAAAAGGTTCAAAGTATGTATCATACCATGATGCACTAAGATATTCCCAATCATAACTTGTTGTCACAGCTCTGCGCTTGATAATGCGACCGAGCCATTGACCAGTTTCTGAAAACTGCTGTTGCGCCTCGGTCACACGGTTAAGGTTCAGCGGCCTATGTCCACCATAGATCGGTATCGGCATTTGCAAGGCTTTGCCAGCCTTGATAATTCCGACTGCAATATTTGATCCATCATTGATGGATACACGTAGTTCTCTGATTGTATATGCAGTTCCTGAATTATTAAATAAAATTGCAATTGTTGAATTGTCACTTGGTGTCAAAGTTGCGCGAGTTGTATATGCGCCACCAACTGTGTTGCTCGTTTGAACAGTAATTATTTTACCAGACAGATTATGTGCTGCAATGAATACACAATCGATTTCGGCATCACTCGTGGTTGTCAAGTTCCAATTATTTGTGCCTGGAGCAAGTTCCCATCTTTGTGATGTGTAATTATTAGCGGCATAACTTGGATTTGTCCCATTACCAGACACAGTTCCGCTCAAAGTCGCGTAAAGTATTCGCGCATGATTCAGTGGCTCGTTAGTCCCAACTGTGTATGATGAGGTCGAAATTGTCATTATGAACTCGCCATAATTATCCACCAGGTGCCATCACAAACAAGCATCGCCCATGCGCCATCTGTTGCTGGCAGTATTGAAGTAGTAGCTGCACCACCAGCCCTGGGTATCACATTAGAAGATGCCGAAACAACAGTTTGAGCCTGAATCGTTGATACGTAAAGAATGCGGCCTGTATTTGACGCAGCAGCAGGAAGCGTCAAAGTATTTGATGCGGCCCTGTTTGAGATGATGAAATTTGCAGTTGCAGCAACAATATAGTCAGTAGTGACATTGACTGGGGCATTCAACGCAAATGATCCGTTGACTTGCAGTTTTGCAGTCGGAGTATTTGTGCCTACACCAACACGATCAGTGCTGGCGTCCAAGAAAAACAGATTTGCATCTGTGTCACCTTCTGCACGGAAATCTTTGTCCGCACCGGCATCATTGAAGATGAATGTCCCGCTAATACTCATATCTGGGACATTCTGAAAAATTTCAGCTCTGGTCTGTTTTTTGGTTTCTGGGACGCTTGTATCCACGACCACATAGACATCATCCGTCGCCGTGTTGGCTCCGGTGAGTGCCGATAGTGCGCTGATCTTGATGTCGGCCATCAGGCTATCACTCCGCGAATTGTTCCGCCATTGCGTTGCGTGCTGTTAAGTTGATCGATAAACTGTCTAGCGAACTTTTCCCCAAAGCCCATCGGATCGTTCATCATAGTAAACGAGAAGGTCGTTGTTGGCGCAGCTCCACCGCCGCCGCCAGACGAAGATGTCGATGCGCTGCTGCTTGTGCTGCCGCTGCTACTGCCGCTACTGCTTCCACTATTGCTTCCAGATTCAGAAACACCTCTTATTGCAGCGACAGCTGACATACCTTGAGCCAATGTTGTTGCATAGGCAGCTAGGTTCGCTGGAAATGGCAATGTTAAAGCCTTAGCCGCGCCTTGGAATGTAGAGATAAGAGCCTGTGCAATGCCAAACATCTTTGCAATCTTGGTTGTTTTCTTACCGCCAAGTGCGGTAATTTGTGCTAACGCTCCAAAGAAATCTGACGCAGCTGTCAAATCATTATCAAGTCTTGTCTGCTGAATTCTTGCAAGAGATGTTTGGTGTTCATCTGCAAGTTTTTTTGACAGCTCATAATATTCTTGCTCAGAAAGAAGTTTATTTGCCAAAGCACCATCAAGAACTTCTTGATTTAATGTATACTCTTCCAAAAGCAATTCTCTTTCCGTAGCAAATTGCTCACGGATCATGTCCAGTCTATCTATGAAAAATGGATCTTCTCCACCATATGGAGATAATTGTCTTTTGTCTGGAGTTGATTCTGCTGTTCCATCTGGAATTATTGGAGCTGGTGTTTTAAGCGATGGCAAATCGCCTTTCATTTCACTATTAACAGACTGAATTTCACCTCGCATTTCTGCCAGGATTTCAGTGTTTCTTTCCCATACTTTCCCAGCAGCAACAGAAGATGCGGCCCACGCATCCATTGCGCCACCAAGATCAAGCTGAGACAAATATCCTAATGATGCTATTGCACCATTAACGCGAACCGAGAGAACTTCCCACGCCGAAGCTGTCCATTGAACTATTTCAGCCAGCTTCTGCATAACAGCGCCAATTGCATTAGCTATTCTTTCGGCAAGATTTCCTTCTTCTACAAAAGCAACAATTCGATCTGTTAGATTCTTGAGTGCTGGAGCAGAGCGTTCTGCTATCTTGTTGCCAAGGCCAGTTAAAGCAGCGCCTAAACGTGTCAGATTGTCATTGAAGCCTTCAGCAGCCTGAGAGGTCTGAGTGGAGATGGTCAGGCCAAGCCTTTGTGCCTGATCAGTCATCTGAGAAATACCATCTCTTCCGGCATTCAAAAACGGAATAAGATCAGCACCAGAACGACCAAATAATTGCATCGCAATGGCAGTTTTGCCAGCGCCATCCTGCATTCCTACAAAACGTTCTGCGATGTCTAGAAGCACTTCTTCTGTAGTGCGAAGATAGCCTTCAGAATTTAATACGCTTATGCCAAGTGCAGCAAATGCCTTGTCACCATCTTGCATATTCTTCGCAAGCTGACCAAGGCCAACCTGTAATTGCCCAAGAGAAACATCCGAAAGTTTAGCGGCATATTCAAGCTGTGAAAGACTCTCGGAAGTCATTCCGATCTTCTGAGCTGTCTTGCCTATCTCATCGGCAAAATTTATTGCTCGTCTTGTCAATTCTCCAATTGCAACACCGCTCGCAGCCGCGGCGGTTGCAAGGCCAGCAAGTCCTGCTGCTGCTAGTTTTGAAAAGTTTTGCAGTTTTGTACTGGCACCGGCAACTCCCTTGTCGAAGTTGCTAGTGTCAGCTTTGAATGCAATTTCAATTCCGCTAACTTGAGCCATGCAATAATTCCTTTAATTCTTCGACATCAGCTCTTGTTAACTTTCCAGCGTACTTTTCTTTTGGATCGGTTGGTGCTTTCAACTCGTATTCTAGCCACCATTCAGAGATTGTCATCTCCCAAAATTCGCTAGGTTGAACGCCCCATTGTCTCGCCCAGAGATACATTCCATTCCAGTCTAGTTTTCCGTGGTCTTCATCGCCCTCGCCTCCGACTGGCTTTCGGTCTGGGCGTCTTTGTTTTTTGAGTTAGTCTCTGCCGGTGAAAATGCCATCAGAACGAATGAAATAAGATTTGTCACATCATCTTGTGATCCACTGATCAGTTCAGCATACACCTCTTCATCCGTAACCTTGCATCCAGCCGACACAAGCATTTTAGAAAGGACAAATGCAATGTGCGAAATCGGTGGGCGACCTTGCGAGGTTCGCACGGCTATATCAGTAAATGATATATCTCCCATCTCGATAGAACGCATGAGACGCATGGAAGGGACAAAGGTATAATCCTTGCCCTTCCACTTTATTGTCAGCTCGCGAAAAACAGCCATTATGATGCCGTAAATGTAATCGTGCCAGAAGACTGAATCGATGCGGTAAAGGTCGTTGCATCGGCCTGTTCGCCAGTGACGGCGAATGAGGCAAGGTAGAAATTGCCAGTGAACGAACCAATGCCAAGAAGCTCGATGGTATAGGATTCGAGAAGCGCCGAGGCAGTGCCGACTGCAAGCGCCAAGAAAGTTGAATCCTCAAGGATGCCTTCGACTTCTGCATCAATAGAGCGCACGCCGACATCGGCCAGGTACTTGCGCCAGCCGTTATCGTCCTTCTCGGTGATATCAATCGGCTCATTGTTGATGGTAAAACTATCGGCACGCGCTCCAGCGACAGCGGTAGAACCGCGCTTGATGCGAACCTTGCGACCGGCAATTGCGGGCATATCTCAGTTCCTTTCTAGGTTACGGGTCCACGAATGTTCGAGAAGGCCACCGTAGACCCGACGCTGTTGGTGGCGGTTACACGGCACCGAATATATTTTCCGGTGTCCGATCCTGTTAGAGTATAGGTCAATCCAGTAGCAGAAGCGATATTGGTCCAAGAAGGATCGGTACCATCGGCATTATTGCCGCGCTGCCACTGGCGGGCAAATGTGATCGTAGCATCACCAGCCCATGTGCCATTTGTCGTAGTCTGGACATTGGTCCCAGAAAGCGTGCCAGTGATGGCCGGGAGAACAGTGTTGTAGGGGCCGATGGTGGCGGTCATGTTTTCGCCACTTTCGAGCGTGGCGGTAAAGGTTACAACATCAGCTTGCTCGGCACCAATCTGCAATCCTTGCAACATGAAGTCGCCGGTCAGGGTTCCAATGCCGGAGATCGTCACAACGCATTCTTTGAGAAGTGCTGTAGATGGATTTCCGACACTATCCGCGAGCAGAATTGTATCTTTCAACACACCTTCAACTTCGCAAGAAACAGAACGCAATCCAACATCAGCCAGCATGGTTCGCCAGCCGGAATCGTCTTTATCCGTGATGTCGAGAGGCTCGTTATTGATCGTCACACTATCAGCGCGAGCGCCAACAATATTGGACCCGCTGCGGCTTATACGGACTGAGCGGCCAGAAATAGCCATCAAAACACCCTTTCGTTTCGTCTATTTTAGCACGGAAATCATGCAATCCACAAGACACGGTACAAAATCAAGGCCCGCTTTGTCTTGCCATCCGGGTCGCGGGAGAATGTGCAACTGTCTAGATCGGTTGTGATATGGGTAACACCAGCGATGCTAAGGGGTTGACGGCGCAAACGACCATCGACGGCATCGACTACAGTCTTGAGATCCAGCATGGATGCGGCGCGGTCCCAGACATCAATCTGAACGACCGCTGAACCGCCTAGATCGTCCTTGTTATCGAATGGGTTAATCGTATCTGCCCCGATGGTGATGAACGGGAAAGCCGTCTCTAGCTCGCTGTCAGCCGCCTGGGGGACATCGGTAAAGATCGCCACCAACGGGCTATAATAAGTGCTGAGAAGGCTAGTGACGGCGCTATCATTGAGCCGTGTGTAGATCGCCTGTTGCAGATCGTCGGATTTCATTTTGTGGTTTTCTCCGCCTTGGCCTTGGCCTTCGCAATTGCAACATTAACACGTTTTAGCATCTTTGGGATGGTACGCTCGACAGCGGGAATCCAAGCGGGACGAGGTGCGATTCTAAAAGTGCCAAACTCAAGGTAGTAAGCGTAGTCAAGCCGTGAGCCTATGGCTTTTGAATATTCGCCCCGGTCTTCATTATAGATAGAACTGACAAGCGTACCTGTATCTGTTGCCGGGGCTTGCCCTGGGGCGGATGCGCGGTGAATTTTATCGCGGCCACGAGCATACTCCCGGCCCGTCTTTGGCGGCCCTTGGATAGCACGCTTTACGTCACTCACAGCCTCGATGGCTGCGGCATTGACGATCAGACCTAACTGCCTCGAAATATCGCCCTGATAGGCCCGGATTGCCTCCTGAACCTCTTTCAAGCCATTGATCTCGACCTTCACGTCCCTCAAGACGCAACTCCACCATCAACGTCGATTTGCAACCACTTGTTGGCAAACTCTAGGTTGTCTATAAACCTGATGTTGTGTATTTTATTCCGAATCTGCACTCGATCTGTCTCACGCAAGCCGCTGACATAACGCACCACGAGCCTGAGTCGCACCGTAGCCTCCACGCGGTCGGAAGCATAGCGTTCAGACCCGCTTACCGGCACGACATAAGCCCTTGTCGGTGCGCCGCTTACAGTCGCCCAAGCCTGCGTCATGCCGCCAGCACCATCACTTGTGAGAGTCTTGCGCTCGAACGTCACTGGTTCTTTGAGCTTGCCGGAATTAAGATCGCAGCACTTCATCGTGAGTTGAACTCCACAATGTCCATATTGACAGCGACATCGACGGTGCTGGCCGATACGTTGGCAAGGAAGCCGAAGTCGCATAGCGGCGGGAAGTAGAGCGGCGGATCAAAGACCACATCGAACAAGCCGGAACTTTGCGGATACTCGGTGACGAGAAGCATCGAGGTATATGGCGCGGCCACTTCGAGGATATTCTCCCGCTTGTAGAGGACAATATTTGCCTTCTTGTCGGCATCGCTTGATACGGTGATGTTTCTCAATGCCGCGCTGCGGTCACGGGGAGTGGTGTAGACGGCCATTTCGGTCTTGCCTCGACCCAGTGCGCCATCTGTGATCGTCGCCCAGTCTTGGCCTCCTGTGGCGTTCTCAATGATAATTGTTCCTGCGTGCGATCCATCCGTCTGTGTTGCATAGGTTCCAGACTTGGACACATAGGAATCAAACAGCCGGATGAATGACTTCGACGTTGCTGCGCTTGCAGAAGCCCCCGCCGTTTCCAGTGCCTCGGTGGTGTAGTCACCAAATTGATCGATGCCGATAAGCGTAACCTCCCGCGCACCGGAACCGTTGGCGGTGTCGTTGGCGTTGCCGCCAGCCTTGATGCGGAGATGAACGGGAGCATTGGCTTGCGGCGTACGGTAAAAGCCAGACCTCGACACAGGCGTGAAATTCGAGCCGATAGATGTGTTGCGGCCAAACTTGTTAAATGACCGACAGCCGGGAGCGAGGCCACGCGCAATGTCAAGGCTGGATGGGAAGGTCATATCCGAGCCACCTTGAATTGCGCCATGATGGATTCAGCGCCAGAATCAACATAGGCTTGTGACGGATCGCAATCGTCGCCGCGATGGGCGTAGAGGAACGCTGCGAGTTGCTTCACAGCCCGCTTCATGGTCGATGGAACAGACGCTGCATTAGCATATCCAGCCACATATACGATCTCAATGGCATTATTAGAACGCAATGCAACCGGCCAAGTCTGGCCGCGCTTCAGTGTAAGCCTTCCAGGCGTGCGGTATGTATCGACATCAAACACATTTGCAGTCGTGATCGAAGTTGAGTTGCTATCCTCGTCATAAGTAGTGATCGAAGTGATAGACACCAAAGGCCATCGTGGCAGCATGACCGATTGCAACATATTGCTGCGATACAAATCATTGATAGACATCTCTCGCACACCGTCCCACCACGCCTCACCACCAGCGGGCCATTGATCGAGTGCAAGCCGCCACGTCTGTGAGATAAAGGCTAGATTAATTTGATCCTCTATTAATCTGCGAGCCTCCATAATCTGATCTGCTATAATAGAATCTTCAGAATTATCATCAATTCGCAAATATTGCTTCACATCCATAAGTGAAACTGGTTCACTTTCTGGATTTGTTACAATTTTTGATCCGCGATCTTGGTATAGATTAATCGTAGAGCGCAATGACATCAGTTTATCTCACTCTCAATCGAAACAATTATTTTCTCATCGTTTGGAAATGTTTCTATTGAATTATCAAGAAATGTAACCTCAAACTCGCAAGAATAGATACCAATTTTCTGAGTATCTGCTGCTTGCCAATTGTATCTTACAATTCCACCAACGCCATTGATTATGGTCGCTGCCTGATCAATAACAAGATTATTGTTTGTCATATTTTTCATATGAAAACGAACTGAAGCATTGGTAATATTAATAGCAGTTCCATTAATATTTGTTAACGTAGCCTCTATTGAAGGGCTTGTATCATTCTGCTTGATTACGAACGTTGCCATCATGCAACCCTTCTAGAGCTGTTGTTAATAGAAGATTTTCTAGAACTATTTCCAATCAATACATTATTTGCCCCAGTATTGATATTAGCATTATTGTTTGACAAATTCCAATGCGCATATCTTCCCGTTCCAGAATTTATGCCGATTATTGGAATAATCCCTAAAATTGTTATTGTTGAAAATGGACTTTTTACAGATTTTCCAGAACTGATTTTGGGAATCAGAGTTGAAATTGTTAGAGAAGATGTTGGACTCAATATTGATTTGCCCGAAAAAACATTCGGAGCAAAACTATTTATTGCTATAATTGCATTGGGAATATTTCGACTTTTCCCAGATGCTACTACTGGAGTCAGAACGGAAATATTAATATTTGCAGACGGAACACTTATAAATTTACCAGAGCTGAAACTTGGAGGTAAACCTTCAATATTAATATTCGCAGTTTCAAGATTAATTGTTACTCCAGTTCTAATTACTGGAGCATTGCCATCAATTGCAATTTGAGCGTTGGGTACAAGAATTTCTGTTGATGTGAAAAATGATGGAGCGTGAGCATAAAAATCAATTTGTCCAACAGGAACAGGAATTGATTTCCCTGCATAAATGCTTGGATCATTAACTGAAATTGCAATTGATGCAGATGGTGATGATACTATAACGCCAATCGAAATGATTGGTGCAAATGATGAAACTGCAATAATTGAATTTGGAGCAAATATTGATTTGCCTGATGATACACCAGGAGCAATTGTTG